AAGTAAAGACTCAGACTCGCTTGCCAATCACCGATGACAACGATCTTGTTATGGTGGTCTATGCGTATCAGCGTCTAATCGACGAGGATGATGGTTCTGAGGGCATTTACTGCACTGTGTTCCACCCACAAACAGATGGCTATGCCAAGCATGAACTGCTTAACGGTTACGATGACTATCCATTCGTGGTGACTTGTCTCGCTAACAACCAAAAGCGGATGTATGAAGTTCAGACATTCTCTGACATTCTCCGTGGTCCACAGATGCAAATCAAGACCGAGCGTGACAGTCGTATTGACCGCGCGTCTTTGGCGACATTGCCTCCGATTATGCACCCTGCTGGTCGCCCACCATCGGATTGGGGTCCTGGACGCAGAGTGCCATATCGCCGACTAGGTGAAATCGCATTCGGTCCAATTCCTCCACGAGATGACGGCTCTGTAGAGAGTGAAATGTCAATGCGTGGACAAGCGGATCGTGCTGTTGGGTTAGATCTTACAAATCCTCTTTCTGCTGCTCTCCAGCAATTCTTTATTGGTAAGTTCCTTGACCACGTTAAAGACGTTCTGACAATGGCATGGAAGCTGTATCAGCGCATGGGGCCTGATGAAATCTTCTTCCAAGTTACAGGCAATCCTAATCCACAAGTGATGACCAAGGGTAGCCCCGATGAGAACTACTCGATCATGGTATCGTTTGACTCATTGGCAAGTGATCCAGAAACAGCAGAGACTCAGTTGAAGAATATGGTGTCCCTTGTCCAACTGGATCGCAATGGCATCCTCGATGTAAACAAACTACTGGAGTTCGCTGCATCTTCTATCAATCCAATCTTTGCTGACTACGTTCTGCAACCAGTGGAAGAAGCGCAACAGAAGATTGCCAAGAACGTTACAGATGACCTTTCCAAGATCTTCTCTGGTATCGAAGTTCCTGCGCAACCAAACGGAGCGCAGATTGCCATGCAGATGGTTCAGGCATACGTTCAGCAGCCCGATGTTGCAGCTAGAGCGCAGCAGGACGAGGCTTTTGCTGCTCGCTTGCAGAAATATGCCAGTCAGTACGAATTCCAGCTACAACAGGCTCAGAACGCTGAGATTGGACGTATTGGAACAGCACCCGCTGAAATGGGTGGCGTAACAACACAAGGAATGGAACAATAATTTTTAACAACAATAAACAATCAACTCAATAAAAATATGCCAGCAAAAAGAAAAGAATACGATATCACGAAAAATCCAGCTTATATAACTGGAATGAAAATGATGGAGCAGAAGAAAGCTTTAAAAAAGAAAGCAGATATCCAAGCGAAAGCAGCTACAAATAATCCTAAGTTGAATCCTGCTGGAAAAGCTCTCTATGAAGGATATGTTACTGATTTAGGATACCCTGCAGTAAGATTACTTGCAGACCCTTCCGCATCTGCGCGTGGAGCAAAAGCACGAAAATCTCCAGAACCAAAAATTCAGCAATCTTCATCTCCTTCACGATCTAACTTGTTAAAAGCTCGCGGAACTCAAGCATCTTCTGTTCGCAAGCTTGTTAAGTAGTAATGATGAAGAAACTAATCAAACGCGCAGACGGTTCTTACTCTCAGCGAGGAATGTGGGATAACATCCGCGATGCTAAAGGCTCTGGCAAAAAGCCAACAAAAGAGATGCTGAAGCAGGAGCGGAAAATCAAGCGAAAGATGAAGTGATGGAAAAGCGTTTCACGAAAGTAATAACCAACCCCGCGACTGGGCGGAAGAAAACGATCAAGTATGGTCAAGCTGGTAAAGCTGCTGACGGTGGTGATCGTATTCGCCCAGGCACGGCAAAAGGGTCAAGTTATTGCGCTAGAAGTTATGGTATTAAAAAAGGCTTGCCAGAAGCGAAGCAAAATGATCCTAATACGCCCAACAATTTAAGTCGGAAAAAATGGAAATGTTCGGGAAAAGTCAGCAGGAAGTAAAAAATTCTGGAATTTACAGAATTGCCTGCGTTGCTAATAACCATTTTTATTATGGTAGCAGCATTAATCTCAAGAGTAGATTTAGGAATCACATCAATAAACTTAGGGCTGGGTCACACAGAAACAATCGTCTTCAAAGAATATTTAATAAATACGGCGAGGCGTCGCTTACGTTTGAGGTCGTTAAATATTGCGATCCCAATTTTGTTTTAGATTCGGAACAGGAATACCTTAATGAGTATGCGTCAAGCGCGGATTGTGTGAATTTCTGCAAGGATGCGAAAGCACCAATGACTGGGTTAAAGTTTTCAGACAAGCATAAAAAAAGGATGTCTGACTCGCAGGTAAGAAACAAATACACATTTTATTATGCTTGTGGTAAAGTGGAGTCATTTGATAGTCTCAAACTAGCTGGTAATAGGTTTGGGGTTAAAAGGTCTGTTATCTCTAAGTGGTTTAAAAGAAAAAACCTTGGGCGTAACCATGGCATCCTTCAAACATCAAACATCATTAAAGCTGAAAAATCTGGCGACGAGCGTATTACATTGCTTCCGTATCAATACAGGCAGGAATCTTGGGTTTTAGCTGGGGCAAGCAGCAAAAGCGATTACTATAGGAAGAAACGTCTTCCCGTTGCAAATGGAAGTGCCGAGTAAGTAAATCAATGAAATAATCTTATGAAGAAAACTAAATCAGGTGGTTGCAACCACGAAAAGATGGAACGTAAAGGAAAAGGCAAAGGTTACGTTGAAATTGAAATCAAGATGGGCAAGATGCCTAAGAAATCACCTAAGCGTAAATGACACCACTACCCAAACCAACTATTGTCCAAGCTGTTGAAGCTCTATCCGACCGTGATGAGTTCAAAGCTATCATCCAGTTCATCCGAGATGAGCGTGAGCGTTTTTTCGGTGACCTGCGCCAGTGCGTAGAGCCGAACGAGGTTATGAAGATCGTCGGCAGTGTCGCTACGCTGGACGAGCTTTTGACTCTATTGAAAAAAGAAGATTGACATTCGTCACTATTCTGCTTTTATTTTCTCGCTGTGTGTTTTCAGCGTTCTGTGTTCCAAGAACCCGTAGGGAAATTTAATCTCTACGGGTTTCTTGTCTCTGTGAATCACTCGTATAAAAGAACTGTTTTCAGTCCGTAGTATTGCGCGTTCACATAGCTTGGATCAAGCGGGTGAGCAGCATTATGAGCTAGTTTTTTGTCACGATACTCGTAAGCGTTGATTGCTTCCACAACGTAGTCGTTGCCGATCTCTAGCTCTTTTTGCTGCCATTCCTCGCAACGCTCCAGCATTACTTGCGCTATGGATTCGTCACTGTATGCCGCTGCTGGTTCTTCGTCTGCGAATAGGATCGTGATTTTTCGGTATGTTTTCATTTTGTTTTGGTGAAGTCTATTCGCCTCGTTTAGCTCGCGCTCTAGTTGTCTGGCAAACCTCGCTTTGACGTATTCGTCCCTGTTGCCAGTAGCGTCATTGTAATATCTAAAAGACTGCGCATCCGTCCTCGGTGTGTCTGATTCTGTGTTCATTGTTCTGTTGGTTGTTTGGTTGATCTAGCCCAAATAAAAAGGACTAGCACAAGGAGGTCGAAATACCTGTGCTAGCCCTTAACTCCAAACCATGATTAATGGAGCAAAATTTACAACGATGAATTCGACCTCTCGTCGCCGCGAATTTACACAGCACTTTTCAGAACGCAAGAAAAATCTTCAACAAATTTATCTTGCTTGTTGACATTGTTTGGAAATTATGATTAATTTTTCTCGACTCGCACCGCCGAGCGTAAATGGCGTTTTAATTATGAGTAATCCAGAAGCTACCGCTGAAGCTATTGAATCAGTGTCCAACCTGTCATTTGAAGAGCTTGTAGCTCAGAGAACGGCAAGACATAATCCCGAACCTGAATCTGAGGAACAACCCGAAGAAGAAGCACCCGAAGCCGAGGAGGAAGAAATTCCCGCTGAAGTAGAGGAAGCCGAAGCCGAGGAAGAAGCCGAAGAAGAAGAGGAGGAGCAGGAAAGTGAAATTGATCTACTGTCGTTGACGGCTGAACAGATTCAATCCTTAGCCAAAAAAGGTAAGAGCCGATTGCTTCAACGCATTGGCGAGCTAACCGCTCAAAAGAAAGCCTTGGAGGAGAAGATTCAATCTCAACCAGCAGTCAAGGAAGTCCCTCAAGACGAGAATCCATTTCGTGAAATCCAGTCATTTGATGACTTGAAAGCGAAATATCAAGAACTTGAGCGAACCCTTGAAACAACAGATGAACTACTGGAGGAATACGAAGATTATCGCGCCGAGGATATAATCTTAGTTGGAGACAAGGAGTTCACCAAACAGCAGATTCGTAAAGCTAACCGCAACTCCCGCGAGGCGTTGACTAAATTCTTACCTGCCCAGCAAGCGCATCTCCAGCAGATCGCTCAACTGGAGCAACTGAAAGGTCAATACATCGCAGCCGCAGAAGAAGAAGTTCCCGACATTAAGGATGAAACCTCAGTCGTAGGGAAGCAATTCCGAAGTTTAGTGTCTGACCCGCTTATCGAAAAGCTACGCAAACAAGTTCCTGAAATTGGCTACCAAATCGAATACATCCTGGCACACGCCGCCAACTCCATCAACGGAGGAACGAGGATCAAGAAGCAACCTGCGGTGGGGAATAGACTGAAAGTCAGTCCATCATCTTCCCCATTTGGAGCAGGAGCTGCGAAGTCCTCGACATCCCCGAAGAGCAAAGTTGTCGATGCTTATACCCGCTTTGAAAAGAGTGGAAGTCCAGAGGAATGGATTGCTGCAAGAATCGCTAAATACAAATAATTTTAACTAACTAAGACTATGCCCATCTCAAATACTTATCAACCATCCGCCCCTACCGCAAAAACAGGTCAGGGTTCCGCCGTATCCAACCGCGAGGATCTCAGCAATGAGCTTTCCATCCTTGCCCCAGAAGAAACCCCAATCCTGTCGCTCTGCGGTAAAGGTAAAGCAAGTGCCACCTATTCCGAGTGGACTGTTGATTCCTTGGCTGCTCCAGCAACTACCGGTATCAGTGAAGGTTCCGATGTGACTTCGTTTAGCGACAAGTTCGCTGACCGCGCTCGCCTTGGTAACTACATCCAACTGATGCGCCGTGACTACATCGTATCGAATCTGCAACAAGCTGTTACCAGCGTTGGTCCTGCCAACGTAGCACAAGCCGAAGCCAAGTCGATGCGTGAAATCAAACGTGACATCGAAGCTACCATCGCCTCCGACAACGAGATGACGGTTGAGAACGGTGCTGGCACTCCTTACGGTATGCGTGGTCTTGGCAAGTGGATTCAATCTACTGCACAAGCAACCAATCCAGTTCCTGCTGCTTACCGCACTCCTTCTGGTTCGATCATCGCATCGACCCTTAGCGAGTCCTCGTTCAACACGATGATTGGTTCGATCTTCGCCAAGAACGGCGAGATGAATAGCTTGACGCTTGTTGCTAACGTAGCACTTCGTCAGCTTATCAGCAACTTCACCCGTGCAACTCCTGCTTCCGCTGGTGTTACCTACCACGTCAACCAAGACGCTACGAGCAAGCAAATCACCCTTTCGGTGAACTTGTATGACTCCGACTTTGGTCTTGTGAAGATCGTCAACGGCAACCCAAGCTGTATGCCAACTGGCAGCACCAACGTAGGTTACGTCCTCAATCCGAAGTATCTTGGTTTCAACACCCTTATCCCAATGGGTGCTACTCGCCTTGAGAACCAAGGTGGTGGCGAGCGCGGATTCATCGACGTTGCTGGCACACTGTGCGTCAAGCATCCACAAGCCCACGGCAAAATCGCTTACTAATCCTAACTAAGAACAAAATAAGAATATGGCTAAACTTACTAATAACGAGCGTTCACCTTACACTGACGTAATTCGTCTTACTGCGGCAGACCTTATTGCTATCGGCAACGGTGGCACACGTCAAATCGCTACAATCCCTGCTGGTGGTGCTGTAAGCCTCTGCGCTGTGATTGAATCCGTTGCTGTCGCTGGCTCAACAAGCCTCGTCATTGACGTTGGGACTACGCTGGCAGATCCTGATGAATTCATCAACGCACTTGATGTTGATGCAATGACAACTGGCTTGCCAACATTCAACACTGGCGATGTATTTGTGCAATCCGCTGGAACTACTACCATTGCTGGTGGGTATCTTCCAAAGGGTGCTGCTTCCGCATCTACGCCAGTTTACATCAAAGTGACTGATGCTGCTGTTGCAAGCATTACCGCTGGAGAAATCATCATTGGTCTTGAGATTCTTGATCTCGCCCAATACCTTGCCTAATTCATAACTGGGGAGGGAGGGTAAAATCTCTCTCCCCTTTCTTACTTATGTTTGCTAACGAAGAAATTAACGCTGCCCTAGTTCGTGAGCTTTGCTCAGGTCGTAAGTTCGTAGAGAGCTTAGAGAAACGCAGGGAGATTGAAGCGGCGGCAGAAGCAAGAAAAATGCGTGAAGTGAAGTCCATTGCTGGTAAACCAGTTGGATCTATCCCGCAACGTGAGTATCTACTACTCGCAAACAAATACGGAAACGAATGCTGGGATGACCGTGAATTCGTTCGTGACTTTTTCAAATCACAATCACACCTGAAAGCAGGTAACATTTAATGCAAACCAGAACCTACGCCGAGCTACTTTCTTTGATCCAAGCACTAAGCGGGGTTGTCTTTGCTACGCTAGAGCTTGGGCGGATTAAGGCTTTAATCAATCGCCGAGCATTAAGAGCATTTCGCTCAACAAACTACTGGCCTCGCTTCCTCAAAATCGGGGAAGAGAGAGCGGTGACAGGTAGCGTAGTGCCATATACTGAGTCTGGAAAAGACCCTATTGACACATACCTGCGCATCCACAAACAAGCACCGTGGCTTAACCGATCAGTCCAAGAGTATGACATCATGGTCACCGCTGAAGGTGCTACGTTGGTCGCTGGAGACTTGAATCCCACAGAAGCCTATGTGACATACAAGCGGCAATTCACCGATACCTTCGGAGATGCACAAGGAGAATCCACAGCTATTCCCGCAGAGTGGTTCCAATACATGGCACACGGCACATACGCTGACTATCTTCGCGCTGAAGGACAGCAAGAGAAAGCTGCACTGGCAGATCAGGAAGCAGACATGCTGCTCCAGGAAGAAATGATTCGCATCGACGAACAACACACTTTGCAAATGGTTGCCAACCGTGTCTTTACTAACGCTAACATGCAAATGCGCTACTGATGAATTACTCACTTGGAAATATGCTTAGTCGCGGTGGAGCGTTGAATCCTGATGGATTATCGCTTGATCTTGCGTTTGCTGCGGATAAGACATTGACAGCCCGTAAAGGTCCAACTCCCACATTCACGCGAGCATCTACTGCTACGTTCGTGGGCAGTGATGGACTAATCCAATCGGCAGCGATCAACGCCCCACGCTTTGACCACGACCCTGTGACGCTTGCTTGCAAAGGGCTGTTGATCGAGGAGTCGCGGACGAATTTGGCATTAAGGAGCGAGGAGTTTGACAATTCGTCTTGGGGGAGTGGTTCCGTAACGAGAACCGCAAATCAAATAGATTCTCCCTCTGGCTCAACCAGTGCTGATTTAATAACCTCTATAACAGGGAACTTTGGGGGCAAGCTCTCACAGAACTTTACGTTTCTAGCGACAACTTATACAGCTTCGGTCTTTGTAAAAAAAGGGAACTGGAGATATGTTGGCATACAGTTAGCAGATGTTTCTAGCTCAGCAGTAATTCCATCTTTTGATTTTGATACAGAAACTGTATCACAAAACGGGACAAGTTTTTCCACATTATCTGTGCAGAAACTAGCAAACGGGTGGTATAGGCTATCACTGACTCAAGCGGCTACAGCGATTTTTTCTACATTTGCGATCTGGCTCACGGCTTCAAACGGCAACGTAACTGGACCAATTGGGGCTGGAAACACGTTGTATGTATGGGGCGCACAACTAGAAACAGGCTCCTTCCCCACCTCTTACATTCCAACAACCACCACAGCACTCACCCGCAGCGCGGATGTGTGTAGTGTGACGACTGCTGGTTGGGCAAACGCTGGAGACGACACGATGCTGGCGAGTTACTTTGTCAGGCAACATGTCGTTGGCGCAATAATCGTTGAGGGCGGCCCCCTTATAAGTTGGTTGAGTCTGGCAATAGGTTCCATATCAGGGAGTAATCGAGCAATTTATCGCCACGGCGGAACTGCCACTAGGTTCGATGCAAGCACTACAGCAACTTATTCTCTAGCCAGCATGAATAAGCTAGCTTTGACATCAGGAGAACAACTTTGCCTGAATGGGAGTTTGGGTCAGGTTGTAACTGGCGACCCCTCCCAATCCGACATCAGCACGATTCTAAGCATCGGCAGGCGTTCTGATTTCCTGGGGCAAGCATACATTAACGGACACATCGCCCGCATCCAATACTTCCGCAAGAGACTCCCGAACGCGAAGCTCCAATCCCTGACTACACCATGATCGACTATATCCTAAAATTTCCAAGCAAAGAAGTAGCTGTACAATTTGGTATTGACAACGGCTTTACAACAATCGACGAGAATGGTGAGCCTCAATCATCCCTTGCATCTCACGAACACGCACTATGCGTCATCGGCGAGCATAACGGCGATGGTCAATGGTGGGTATTATTCCGCGACCTTGTTGGCATCCCTATCCCTAGCGGTGCAGAGAAATATATCTTTTGGGCATCCGACTTCACTTTTGATGACGAAAACGGAGATCCAGTTCCCGTCCCTAAACCAATCTCAGACGATGTTCCATCCGCATGGTGGGCATGATACAACTAAATAAAATTATGAAAACTACCGTATTAGGCATTCTTACAATCGTAGCAACAGCTTCCAACGTAGCCATCCAGATCATCTCTGGTGATTCTCCAGACTTTGCCGCAGCATTTGCCGCTGTCATTGCTGGTGTCGGGCTAATCAAAGCTGCTGACTCAAAATAAATTGCAAATCCTAAGCTTAATAAAAGTGAAGGACATTGGTCATAGCGCTATTGGCACGATTGCACCGCTTCTTGGTGTCATCACATCTCTACAAGAGCAAGTTGAATATGGACTGCGCATCAGCGGTCTATTGGTCGGCTTGATTGTAGGGTTGCTAAGCCTATGGCAAATCATCAAGAAACTATGAGTCTCGCAAAAGAAATCGTTCGCATTGCCAAGGCGGAAGTCGGTGTGCGTGAGATTAGAGACACTAACTGTGGAGTTCGCGTTGACGAATACAAGGCAGCTACATGGCTCAATCCCAAAAAAGGATGGGCGTGGTGCGCTGCGTTCGTCTGCTGGGTAGTTCGCGAAGCCATGGCATCTACGGGAGTCAAGCAGACCAAGACGTTCAAACGTCCTCGCACTGCTGGCGCATGGGATTTTGAGAACTGGTCACTTGAACAGGATAAAACGACTAATACGAAGAAACCTCACGGTGGCGACATTCTCCCTGGAGACATCGTAGTCTTTACATTCTCCCATATCGGCATTGCTGTGTCGTCACCCGATGACAACGGAAGCATTACAACTGTGGAAGGAAACACTGACGCAGCAGGATCGAGAGAAGGAGGTGGGGTTTATCTCAAATCTCGGCACCTTTCCAAGATTCGTTCACGCATCCGCTTTACAATCTGAGTAATATTCTACGCAAAAATGGGCAATAATGCCTAGTTTGAGCAACATTATACGCAAATGAAACCAATAAAAAGCAAGTCTAAAATCATCGTTCTACTGTCAGACCTGCATATTGGTTCTGTCGTGGGGCTATGGCCAGCTAACTTCGTGTCTAACGAGGGATTCCCCATCGGTCAAAACCCGTTCCAGAAATGGCTATGGGCTTGCTGGCAAGACTGCCATCAGTGGGTATCTAAAATCGTAGGTGATGAGCCATACGAGCTAGTCATCAATGGCGACTTAGTAGAGGGGCTACACCATCGCACCACTCAAGTTATGAGTGCAGACATCGGAGATCAATCCGCTGCCGTCATGGAGATCCTAGAGCCAGTGGCAAGCAAAGCATCAGGTGTTCACATTATCAAGGGAACAGAGTGCCATACCCGCAATGATGAGA